GTCCCTCCAACCAATGCTCTGTCTCAGTTTGTCCTATGCGGATATATTTCTTGCCTTTTCGTCGTATGGCTTTACCATTCAATAAAGCCCTTACTGCTCTATCAAATGTCATCGTTTACCTCCTCTTCATCTCGAGCTCTTGCATTAAAGTCAGTCATCAATGACAATGCCTTCGCTAGGAATAATCTCGTATAACGTCCGTACAAGGGCCACGAAGCATTGATTTCTTTCCATGCGACAGAATGCCAGTCGTGTAGTGGAATCCTGTCCTTCATGTCATGACAACCGGCACAGCACGGAACAATGTCCGTGCCACCGTTTCGTTCAGGTATTGGCATGTGATCGCCTGTTTTCTTTGCGGAGTGACAGTACATCACTCCGCAGTAATAACACTCTGATGTCATGCGTTCGGATCCTCTTCACCGATAACGAAATGTGACCCGTTGTGATAACCAGGTATCGGCTTCGGTGTTGGTGCGAGCTTCTTCAACGTCGTCTGCTGTGGCGGTCCTGGCTTGATCTGTGGACGTGCCTGTTGAGCTTGGATCGCTCCATTGCCATCGTCATCCTCATCGGATGCTAGCGATAGGAGCGCGCTCAGGCTGTAGCGTCGACCATACGAGAGAGCTGAGCCGAATCCATGGCTGGTCTGTTGCATCACAGGGACCTGCACGACGCCAGCGATCCACTCACCGCTGGCATGTATCACACGGCTCTCCACCATGATGCTGGTCGAATGCTCACCGTCGATGGTGTCCAGCACCGACTGCACAACGAACAGACCATGTTTCGCCATCACTGGTCGAACGACCTCCATGATGGCATCGAGCGATGTGTACTTTGAGCGAAACGCTGGATTCGTGGAATCCTTCGTTATTGGCTTGATCTCAGCCTGGGCCTTGACCAGCGCTGGCGCGATGGCGCCTATTGTTTCCGACATTGTCATTTCAAACCCCCTATGTGTAATCCTGCCCTACTCAACGCATTTCGAAACGCTGTCGTCCAGTTGATGTTGCGTCTATCAATGATGGCGCCTGACTGGCTGTAGGACCGCCAGATGCTGACATCATTCACCACTGGGCTGATTGCCCGTGCGATGGCTGGCCATTCGTCCTGGCGTGTCTCGTACGCCTCGCGGAGACAGTTGAGCACATGTGCGAGTGCTTCGTACTTCGTGGTGCGAATAGAACGTGCCCACTCGATCTGTTTCTCGGACCCGCTCATCACAATCGGATTCGGCTCGAGGAGTCGCTGTGTCAATGACCATGCGCGTTCGATTGAACGCTTCGACTCACACGCGGCGCAAATCTCAAGCGTCGACGCCATCATGGCCATTTTGTACTTCAGGTCCCCCTGCGTATAGCCAACCGTGATGTGTGCGGTATGGCCGCACTTCCATTTCAAATCAACCCGTTCCTGTGTCATCCTGTCCCCCTTAGTTTTTCGCTTTGATGCAAACGTCACCCATGCCAAAGATGACCACGTCACTCTCGACACGAATGTCATCCTCTTCGCACTCTTCAATGGCATCAATGGCCTCATCGAGATCGATGTCATGCAGTCCGGAAGGGCTGCTAAGTTGAATCGTCAAACCCTGCTCGATGAACCACTTGACCGTCGCGATAGCTGAACTTTTCATTTTCCTAATCCTTCGTCGTGATGTCCAATCACATCGACATCCTAGCACGGGTTGACATACTGTGTCAACTGTGTGTATAACGATGACATGATTTACGGACATACACAGGTGGATATCGCTGAGAAACTCGGCATCCACAAATCGGCAGTGTGTCGGATGCTATCCGGCGCTCATGCTGTAAGACAGTCGACCGTCAAGCGCATCGCTGATGCAATCGGTCGCAGTGAATACGAAGTGCAGCTGTGGATCCTGTGCAAGCGTACAGGACAGACTCTCCCGCAATAGACAGAACAGGACTAGGACAATGGACACAAGAAACATCAAACTTACATGCATCGAATGCCATCGCACGAACGCGGTGCCTTATGGTCGTGGACATCGCATCTGTGACATATGTTCACAGCGTGAGCTCAAGCGCGAGCGCCGCCTTCGGACACAGCGCCGCATCCAGATGGTCGGCAGCTTCGTCGTGGTTGTCCTGGCTGTGTGGACAGCATGCGCCATGGCGTCCGACTGGAACACACCAAACTCACCAGATCACCGTGCACACCAGGCGATGCAGTCTCGTGACTGACGCCATCAAGACATGGTCACAATACCGGGGCAGTAGACGCACCAGCACCACTGGACTCCTGACGCCACAGGAGGAGTTCTTCCTGGGTCGAATGGTCCAGGCTGGCACTGACAAAGATAAAGACAAAGCGACCGCTGAGTTTATCGATCACAACGTCCGCATGGTCAGCGCGATCGCCAAAAAGTTTCGTGGTCGTGGATGCGAGCACGAAGACATGATCACCGATGGCATGCTCGGACTACACCACGCGGTCCAGCGCTATGACCCGTCACTCGGTCACCGCTTCAGCACCTACGCGACCAACTGGGTCAGACAGGCAATCGGACGCGGTGTCGAGAGTCGTGGTCGTGACATCCGTCTACCGTCACACGCGATCGCGAAGCTGTCTCACATCAGAGTGTCGCGCCAAGAGTACATCGTCAAACACGGTGAGACTCCAACGCCAGCGGAACTGCTTGCGTACGTCCGTGAAGTCGTGCACACTTACCCGCGATATCTTCACAAGCAGATTGAATCACTCGACGTCAAGTCGCTGACAGAGATCCTCCAGCACGATGTGAAGCTAGTCTCAAGCATCGATGAGCCTAATGCCTACGGCCAAAGTCGATACGACTTCATGCCATCAGGTGAACCTCCTGTCGGTGACCGTCTAGACAGAGAGATTCTTTACGCGCAGCTGCGAACTGTCATGGAAGTCCTGACGGACCGCGAGATTGCATGTCTTCGTCTTCGCTATGGGTTCGATGGTCTCTCTGACGGGCGCTCACTCGAGGATGTTGGAATCCTGATCGGCTACAGTCGCGAGCGCATCAGGCAGATCCAGGTGCGCGCCATTGACAAACTTCGTGTGGCCGCTGGGGCTGATGTCCTGGCGGAGATATTTGAGAGGATGGAACTTTGAACGAATCAGAACAGCAGATCGCGTTTTTCAACTGGTGTAGGGTGATGAGTGGCAGCGATGCGCGCCTCGGCACAATCTTCGCTGTGCCGAATGGCGGCTATCGAAGCAAGGCCACAGGTGGCCGCATGAAGTCCGAAGGACTCAAGGCCGGCGTCTGGGACATCTTCATTCCTGTGCAGATGGGACAGCACTGTGGGATGTGGATCGAAATGAAGTCAGGCAAGAACAAACTAACGCCAGGACAGATCTCGTTTCGTGAGTCTGTTGGCGATGCTTACCTTTGGTTTGTTGCCTATTCCTGGGACGAAGCAGTCGAAGCGACATGCAAGTACTTAGGCATCGCGAGCGGCATCAATTAACAGCTGTTCGTTGACTTCGTCGGCGAGCTCGATGCTGTGCATCTCACAGATGAGGTACCAGACCGCTTTGAGCAGATCGTCGGTCTTATCTTCGCCAGGTTTAGAACCTGCTCGTAAAAGGTATTTGAGAGCATTGCCACGCTTGAAGTCGAGACCATACATCTCGATGATCTCAATCGGCTGAACGTTGCGAGTGCGGTAATGTGTTGGGACCTGCTTGGACATGCAGGGATTATAAGGGGTAGAAATGAATAGAGTTTCACAGGCTGTGACATTTTTGTCATGGCTATTTGGGCCGTACTCTGACGGCTTCGTCGAGATTCGATGTCTGAATCAAGGACGAAATCAGATGCGCTTCTACGAGCTTCCGCGAACGGTCGAAGACTGGACCGGCATCGGCGAAGCATGCGTTCAATGGAGCGACGAAGGAAATGATGTATACGTCGGCGTGTTGCCGCGCTGGCGTAAAGGAGGAAGGGACACCGATGTTCATTCTGCTGCTGTGGTGTGGTGCGATATTGATGATCTTGATGGTCTGGATGAGACTGCAACGCTTGCTAAGGTTACAGTCGCGGTACGCTCGGGGAAGGGTCTCCACTGCTACCGGCGACTCAAAATGGCTGGTATTGGGACTAAGCCAACAGAACAGCGAGAGTTTATACAGCTGCTCGAGAGATGGATGCTCACACTCTCGGCGTCCGCTGACGTCAAGTGCAAGAACCCGTCAAGAATCCTACGAGTTCCTGGAACTCTAAACTGGAAGAATCGGGAACTACCTCGGTTGGTGGAACTCGCAAAGTACCCGCCAGAAGCCTCGAGAATCGTCGAGGAGACGACATCCACTCATCCATGGGGCGATGAGTGGTCACGCCTATTGATCGCCGCAAAAGCAGGAGACCTTCCAAAGCGTGAGCGGGGCAATTGGAATCTCGGCAAGTATAAGCACGGCGACTATTTGCTGTACTGTTTCAATCACACCATCGTCGGCATCGAGCAGATGAGATTGATGGGCATGGTCGCACATGCCGAAGAGTGTCGTACACTCGTAACCACTGCGCTGGACACGCAGTCATTCTCGGACTAGGACTAAAATGGACGAACTTTCATTAGACGATCTCCGCGCCATGGTGGCCGGAGACATGGCCACGCATGCTCGTGTCGTGGCAAATGGTGAACACCACTGGGACCGGCTATTTCAGCCACAACCTGCATCTGGTGGACCATTCAACGGACGAAACAATGCTTTGGTCACACTGCTTGGATTCTTGCGAGCAAAGCGCTTCTCGATTGACCAGGCGAACATCTTCAGCATCTGGTGGAGTGACACATACTGCGAACCTCCACTCGAGCCTGAGCTCATCCGTGAGACCACTGGCCGCTTCTGGGTTCAGTGGGCACAGGGTAATGTCCCCGACGATCTGCCGGGCGGAGAGACGATGTCTCCCTGGGAGGTCTGGGACTGGACCCGCATGGAGGTCGAAGAACAGAAACTCGGAGCGCAGTCCTGGCTGATTCCGAATGTGCTCTCGACTGGCGGACTTCATTATCTTTCATCGCCACCAGGTAGTGGCAAAACGTGGGTTATGTGCGATCTGATTCGTGCAGCTGTATTCGGCGACAAGTGGCTGAACGAGTTCGACATCCCTCAGACCAAAGTGTTGTACATCGATGAGGAGATGGGTGTCCAGAAGGTCCTACAGCGGCTGAGGAAGCTCGGAATGCGTTCGGCTGAAGGAATGGGCTACCTCAACAGAGTCGGCATCAGGCTGGACAATGTGCTCGATGTCGAACGAATCGTGAAGCATTGCCAGTCGCAGGGTATTGGTCTGGTGCTCATTGACTCTCTGGTGCGTGTGCATGGCCTGGACGAAAA